GATGTTTTCGTTAACCCACCCCAACTTAACAAATTAAACGAAGCAATTCGTAATCTGAGACGTCAAAATCGAGCTCAGTCAGAGAAACTGAATAAATACAGAGGGGCTGTAAATACTCTTCGTGAACAGTTGGAAGATCTCAATTTATTCAATGCAAAGTTATTGTATGTAAACAAATTGTTGCAAAACAAGTCACTTAACGAATCTCAAAAGAAATCTGTTATTAAGGCACTTGATGAAGCACAATCTTTACAAGAAGCAAAATCTTTGTATTCCTCATTAACTGAAACGTTAAGTCGTAGTTCTGGTAGAAGTACTCTTTCAGAATCACGTATTTTAGGAAGCTCTTCTAGAGCAACTACCTCTTCTCAGTCAAGCGCTACATCTTCTAACAACGAGTTGAGCAGATGGCAACGTTTGGCCGGTTTATAAAATAAATTAGACTCATAAAACTAACACAAGGAGAAATCATGAGTAGATCATTTACTTTAAATCAATTGACAGAAGGAATTCGCGATCGTCACGTCGGTCAAGAATCTAGACGTCTTCAAGAAAAATGGACCCGTACTGGTTTGTTACGCGGTCTTCAAGACTACAACCGTGAATCAATGTCACGTTTGTTAGAAAACCAAGCAGCCCAAGTTCTTCGTGAAGCTAATACTTTAGCTGGAGGCGCTAGCGGTAATATCGATGGATTTTCTAATATCGCATTCCCAATCGTACGTCGTGTATTCGGTGGTTTGGTTGCTAATGAATTGGTATCTATCCAACCTATGTCTTTGCCATCCGGTCTTTTGTTTTACTTAGACTATACATACGGATCTGACGTTGGTGGTGAAGTAAGTAGCGATGGTGACAGTAATAATGCCTTAGAAGCTGCTAACAATTTATCAACATTTAAGCAAGGCGATTCTCTATACGGATCTCCTACAGGTGCAAACGTAAGAACTGGTGCTAATGCTGTTGGTGGTCAATATGACTTGGCTGGTACATCATTTACACAAATCCACAAAAACACTGGAACAGCTGGTTTAAATAGTGCTACTGCAATTCACGGTGTTGGTGCATTCGGTGGCGGTTCAACGCAATCTTGGACAGCTGGCGGAATAGCTACAACTTCTGGATCCGATGGTAAGTTATTGCAATTTGATCCACAAATTTCAAAATTAATTGAGCAAGATGGCGAAAGTTATATGTTTGCTGTTGTTGCTGCTGATGTTTTGAGCGCTAGTGGTGGCCATCGACTTGACCCGACTGCTGTTAAAGCTGTATCATTATACTCAGCCGGCGGATCTGGCTTGTCAGCTCCTGCTGCGACTGTTCAACAAGGACAAGGTGTTCTTAACGTTCGTCGTCTGAATCAATTAGGTACATTTTCTGGTACATCTGCCGGCGGTAATTTGGCATTTACTGTTGATCCATTTGCTGATGTTTCAAACGCTGCAACTGGTATCTTAATGGTTGTTAAAGGCTCATCTTATACTGGAACTATTTTAAGTGCTACTGATTCACATTTATCAGCTTCATTCGTAGTTAGTGACTATGTCGAAGCTGCTGGTGGTGGGACCGGTTCGACAATTGTTATTCCTTCTTTCGAATCTGATTTTGGTTCTACACCAACTCCAGTAATTCCTGAGATCGATATCAAAATCGAGTCAATCGCCGTTACAGCTACAACTCGTAAGTTGAGAGCTCGTTGGTCTCCAGAATTGGCACAAGATCTTAATGCATATCACTCAATGGATGCTGAAGTTGAATTGACTCAAATTCTTTCTGAGCAAATTGCATTGGAAATCGATCGTGAAATCTTGAACGACTTGTTGGTTGAAGCTCGCGGTGCTAATTTCTACTGGTCACGTTCACCTGGTAAGTTTGTTAACAAGCAAACCGGTCAAGCTGTTTCATTGAATTCTTCATTGGCAACCGGTCCCCAATTCACTGGTACAGTTCGCGAATGGTATGAAACTTTGGTTGAAACCATTATCGATGTTGCTAACGAAATTCACAGAAAGACACTTCGTGGCTCTGCTAACTTTATCGTGGTTTCACCTGAAGTTGCTACAATCTTCGAAGCTTCTGTATTGTACAAGCCTTCTATTAAGATCGATGGTCAAGGTCAGACTTCTGCTCCTTTCTCAATCGGTGCTGAGGCAATTGGTTCATTGTCTAACAGATTTACTGTTTACAAAGATCCTTACTTCCCGCGCAACAAGATCTTGGTAGGTTACAAAGGTGGTTCATATCTTGAGTCTGGATACGTCTACGCTCCATATGTTCCGTTAATTGTTACTCCAACAATCTTCGCACCAGAAGACTTCACACCAAGAAAAGGTGTAATGACTCGTTACGGAAAGAAAATGGTTCGTGCCGATTTCTACGGAACAGTTACTTGCTTGGATATGGAT